CGTTAGGTTGTTCTTTATTCCTTTCTTGGCGTTGTGACGTTAAGTTCCTTTTTATGCTAAGTAGTAATATACTTAGTATAATGGTGGAACGATTGCGAAAAGAAAGTTTCGCATCACCAAGATTGTTTTTTAACCTAAAAATATTTAACGTATAAATCTAAAAGTTAGTTGGTCTATTGCTTTTAGGCATTCATACAACAGTACATAGTTTCCTGTGTGATTGTTGTTGGGTGTTGATCATCCAAAGTAATGTGTAGTGAGTGAGAATGAGGAGTTTCAGTTAACTCCTCAGTTTTTGCATTTTTAAATATTTAGATAGAGGAGGTTTAGTTAACTCCTCAGTTTTTTGTGTTTTAAAAATTTTAAAAGATTGTTTGATTACTTTCTTGGGTTACGTTTTTTGATTTATTAGCGCAGATATTACAGGTAGGAGGTAGACCCACTTCGGTGGGGCGAGGTTGGTTGCCTTTCCTCGTAAGTTTAGTAGTAGAGCACACATGTACGTTTGCTAGACCCAGTGTCGTGCTGCACAATAAACTTTATTTTTGGGAAGAAGTACCATTCGGAAGTAAGCTGTCGGATATATGCCTTACGCATGAAGCTAAAGGTTGTCCAGTTGAAGACGGGAGATGACGTTATTCACGTAATAGGAGCAGTGGTCCTGTTCACACTAGACGTGCGTAATCGATTCAATACTTTGTTGGTATGGAAGCTTGAAAATAGGCCTGATAATTAATTGCGGAATTAGGGGGTTACTATTGCCCTACCGTGATATCGATTAGCGAGTAAATTGAATGCGTAACCTTTGTGTTGTGTTTAATTATATTATATATAATATTGCCTGCAAAGGACCTCACCTATATATTTTAAAATAAAATTATGAATCAAAATAATCAAAGTACAAATCAAGGTTTTACCGCACAAGAAGAAAAAGAAAAGGCTAGCAACCTTTATGAGAAGAACAATACGAGTAATGGCGACATTAACACCGGAAGAGATGATAATACTCGTTACTGCGACTGCGGAGTTGATAGTGATGTTTGCAACATGTTTATGATACCGCAGATGGATAAAATAGACGTTATAGACGTTTTAGAATTAATAAGAAAAAGGTACAAGGC